GAAATTGTTAGCTGACATAATGAAGCTCAATCCGTCTGCCGAAGTTGTTGCTTGATAAACATAGTTTCGCAAAATAATTTTTGATGCACTACCGCTATCAATATTTCCGTTTATTGCCACGCCTGTTGTGTAAGCGGTGGCTTGTGGATTGAACAAATCCCAAACAAAAGCATTTACTGAATCGGCATTACTGCCCAAAGACATATATGGCCAACTTGTTTGTGCAGTAACGATCCCATTTGTAGGTGCGCTGTTTCCGTCACCGATAATACTTTGAGCCAAGTAACTTGCAGCGGTAATGTCCGACCCTGCAGCCCTTAAACGAATAGTGATCGTACCCGTTCCACTAGCCGCCGTTGTATTAAAAACAATTCGATAGTTGCGATAACTAGAAGTAAAAACACCGTTTAACGAAACGCTCGAAGCGGTAGTAAAAGCAACTTGCCCATTTGCGCTAGTAGTTGCACTACCTGACCCGACTGTCACGGAAGTTGGAATAATTGGCACTAGACCGCTGTTTTGAGCAGCAAAACTGAAGTTCGCATTAAGCGATGCAGCTGTGAGGATTTCGCCAGAAGTGTATGTAGTGAGTGGCATAGTGCTTCCTAACTTAGTGCGTATATCGTGTCAAGTGTGGAACTGTCAAGAATAAAGAGCTGATAAACGGTTGTCGGGGATGTGTAGATCGTGACCTGATGTGGCTGGCTAAATGAGATCCGATGCTCAATGCCCTCGATAAAGGATTCCTGTGCGATCACGCTGGTAGTTGTAGATGAGGTCGTAATGGTTTTCTCGACGCTGATCGTGTCACCGATCTCCAAGATTGCCACATTGTCTCGCTCACCTGAAGAGAGCAGTTGGAAGCCTGTGTTCACGCTGGTCAGCGTTGCGGTCGGTTCGCCTTGGATCAGATATGTTGCTAGTGCCAGAGCTGCAGCGTCGTTGTGGACGAGGCTTTCGGTGTAGGCGATTGCTTGGATGAAATACTTGGCTTGGCTTGCTAGGTCATCAACTGTTTCTGGTCCTGTGGCTCCAAGATGGGTCACGCTTGCACGGTTAATTACTTTGTCCGCACCGAAATTGATGGACACAGAATCATAGGGATAGTGGCTTGGGTCGTTGTCACCGAAGTCCACAGAAGCTCCAGCGAGTGTTGTGCCAATGCGCTTCTGGAATGTGAACACGCCAGACCGATCTACAAATGCGCGTCCTTGCTCTGCAGCCATGATGTCATTGAGATATCCCTGAGCATTAGATCCAGATGGAACTGTGTAGGCAGCAGCACCGCCAAGTGTGACTGCTGAGGTCTCTATTGATTGCTGACCGACACCTTGAAAAGCATCTACTTCTGGGAGCGCAAGAAGCTCTACTACTCGAGCCGATGCGACTTGCTCCGTGACATTCCACTCGTCGAGGAATGTTTGCGAAAGTAAGTACTGGTCATCGATGGCTTGGATATTGACTAGGTCGTTGCCATCAAGATTGAACTGATAGTCATAATTGACGATGAAACCTTGAAAGAGTGACTCGGCAACATTCAGCGAGTTGTATCGGTAGAAGCGGACTCGACGCATAGGTGCGATGCCCGGCTCATTGTTCGCAGGATCGTATGTGGGCGCGTCCGTATTGAACGGATTGAAAGCTCCATCGGCGAGCTGGTCATTGAGTGTGAAGTTCATGATGCCCGGCACGAACTGGTCTCCGATGTCTTTTCGTCCGCGCGTGATTGATACATCAAGCAGACCTTCTGTAACATCAGCGAACTCTGTTGTCGGTCCGAGTTTGTAGGTCGTGTTGTTGAGCACGCCCTTTGTCGCTGAGTCAAGTTGAAAGCTGGAGCTATCCCAGCCGGTATCAATCTCAAGCAGATACTCGCCAGACTGGATGACGGACGCTGGCATTAATATCTTCCGCTAATTGGACGCACCGAAATGTCAGCTGGACCCGATGCACGGTTGAAGCTCTTGACCGCGTCGATGACGACCTTGCCTGTTTGAGCGTTGGTCATGACTCCGCCGTTCACATTGACTGTGTAGTTATTTCCACCGCGCGCCGCTGCAACTCCACCCGGAGCCGATGTCGGTGACGATGGCGCTCCTGTGTCAATGCCTGCGACCGTGCCGGCGAACTTGGCTCCGATGCCTTTGACATCAGCGAGCTTGAGGTTCGGGTTCTTGAGTAGTTGTTCGGCAGCTTGGATTGCTGACTGTACGCCAGCCAAATACTGCTCGCCCTGCGTGACACCGGCTTGATAGAACTTGTCCGCTGCAAGGGTCCCCAAAGCGTTCGCGACATAGTTCAAGTCACTGACTAGCTGGTTGATCCCATTGGGTCCTGTAATCGCTTCTGAGCCACCCAAAATCAACTCGTTAGCAATTGCACCCCCAGCCTCTTGCCCAGCCTCTAGGACCTTCCTGAGCGCGTCCTCGGACAAGCCCATCGTAAGCAGTTGCTCGACCTTTTTGGAGAACTGTTGAGCGCCTGTTGCCTGCTGGGTCAGCTGGTTGAGGATCGTGGTTCCGGCTTCTTTGGCAGCGTCGGCTGCACCCGAGATGGAGAACTCGCCAGTGACCGATTGTGAGACCGTGTCCTTGAATTCGTCATAGGCTTGTTTGGCTGTCTCAAGTTTGTCTTTGGCGACATCAAGCGCATCAGCAAATTGCTTTTCAATTACTTCTCGCGCATCCTTGATCTTCTTTGCCATCTCATCGACTGCCTTACCAGCACCGCCAGCACCATCACCAAGATTCAATAAGCCCTTGTTCGCGATGCCGGCAGAGTCAGCGATTCTCATCTGCTGGGCATTCGACACGCCGAGTTTCTCGTTGTATGCGCCGAACTGCTTTTCAGTTGTCACCAAATTGGAAATGCCATTGATGAGTGTGCCAAAGAAACCGAATGCTTGATTGGTTGCCTTAAAAAACTCAATCCCGACCATCTTGATGCCATCGGCGAGCTTGCCCCATGTCTTCGGGTTCTTGTTCACCCATGTCGCAATGTTTGTCAGAGAGTCGGTCAACTTTGTCATGTAGGGCAAGACTTGATTGCCGATGGTCTCTTGGATTTCAGCAAGCGCAATTGAGATCTTTTTAAATGATCCCTGTGCTGACTTTGCTGCTGCTTCCGATGCTCCGCCAAATGTGCCATTTAGCGACTGCATCACTTCATTGACTGACGCGCCGTCTTTGATCAGTCCAAAGAGCTCCGGTGATAATTGCTTGATTGCTTTAGTGTTTCCGCCGTAAGCCTTGGATACAGCATCAGCTACTTCTTGCACGCTCTTGCCAGTTGCAGCCGAAACATCGAGCACGGTCTGGAGTGCGTTTTGTGCGGTTGCTAGGTCGCCAGTACCACGGACAAGGCTGGCAAGTGCCGGACGAAGCTCATCGTCGGCGACCGCTGCGCTCATCTGCATCGTTGAAATGAAGTCTTCGTTGGCTTTGATGTCTGCGCGTGTGGCACTTGTTGATGCTGTGAGCTGGCGCGCAAGTTGTGCTTGTGCTGCTTGATCTGCGGCTGCCGCTTTCGCAGCTTGGACTAATTCGACTCCGAGTGCTGTGACCGCAGCTGTCGCTGGGATCAACGAGCGCTTCATAATAAACGACGCTTTTTCCGCGTTCGTGCTGAGGTTCTTAAACTCGGCGTATGTTTTCTTTATACCGTCACCTTGGAAATCGGTGATAATCGGGATGCGAATAGCCATTAGAGATTGCTCCTGCTTAATGCGATCGTAAGTTTGCGCTCGACTTCTTCTGTAATGTTTCGGATCGCTGCTTGAATGTTGTCCGTGTTGTTTTCCACAGCAGGCCACATTGAGCGCGAAGCTTTACCAAAAGTCTTATCCATGTTTTCGATCAGCGTGTTGTTCCAGTCATAGTTCACGCCTTTGCGCTTTTGCGTGGAAGACGATTTTCCACCGCGACCAGCAATGTCAAACACAATGCCGGCAGGGTTCTTCTGTTGGATCAGGAATGCGCTCAGGGTTTCGTATTGTGCGCCTTTGTCCATGTTCCGCTTGCGCGCGCGTCGAGTGTCAATTTTAACTGTGATGGATCGATTTGCGATTGCTTTATCCCACGGGAAGATGTGTCGCCATTTGCGACCGAAGCCGCGCATCACGGTGACACCGATACCGGTCGGGAGATTGTTTCGCGCGTCCGAGATTGTCGGTTGCATAAGTGCGCGATAGTCCTTTGTGATCTGTCGGCGTAGATCTGGGGCGAGTTTGTTCAGCGTCTTGAGATCTTCCTTGATCCCATAAACCTGAATCCCTGTTCTCGCCATATCACTATTTCCTGTTCTTCTCCTCTAACACAGTAGTGACAGTGAGTAGATCGGCGGTGTCAAACTCTTCCTCGTAAAAGCGCGGAGCCCACGAAAGCGCTACCAGCAATTCTGCTAGGAGCCTTCGGTGAGTTCCGCGAGGATAGGGTTTTCAATTTCCTCAGCAACCACCTCAACGGCATCGAGTTTTGCGATGAACTTGTCAAACTCTCCCGGCACTACGATCTTCGCTTGCTTGGATGCTTCCCACGCTAAGAACGCGAGATCCTCGACACCGATACCGTTCGCCATGTCTGACGCTTTACGCTTGAACCTTCGTTCCCATGCAACGAGTGTCACCAAATTGGTGGTGACTTCGTATGGGTCTTTGCCTGCTTCTGTCACCTTTAGGTGCAGTTTCATTTCTTCTCGCTTTCGTGTCGGACCGGTGCGCGGTCAGATTATGGGTTCGTAATGTCCTCGGAGTAAACGCCCCCGTTGAAAACTACCGAAATCGTGCCAAGAGCCCCGAGAGACGAGACGATTGGTAGCGCGGCTAGAAAAGTACCTGTAAAGGTCAGTCCGGGATTGGTTGCAGAGTCGGCGCCAGTTGCTGGTTTTACGATCACATTGGTTGATGTGCCGACAAGACCCTTGAGTGTTGCGTAAGTTTCCGTCGCTGCAAAGCTTGCGTAGAAGTCGAGTGTGACTGAGTGTGATCCGAGACCTGACACATATTTGCGTGATGTGTCGCCGAAAGCAGTTGCTTCAAGCTGATCAAAGTTGATGTTCAC